TATCTACACCGAATGGTTATGACCCAATTTATTATGGGGTTTATGACCAATCACTTCGTGGTATGAACGATTTTCATATAACGGATTTAAGATGGTTTAAGGACCCTCGTTATACTAAAGACTTAGTTTGGGTTAAATGTCAAGACATATGTCATTATATGTTGAATAGAGAACAATATAATGATGATGAAGTTGTTCTTCGTCAATTCGATATGTCTAATTACAAAAAATTAGAAGAGGATGGTTACAAACCTTTTTCGTCTTGGTTTGAATCTATGTCTAAAAAATTCAAGTACGATAGACGTAAAATCGCACAGGAATTGGAGTGTGACTTTTTAGGTTCAGGTGATGGTGTAATTCCTGGTGACATTCAAGAAAACATCGCCAAAAATATGATTAGAGTTCCTTTTGAAAAATATATGCAAGGAACTTTTTGGCATTGGAAGGAACCAATACAAGACCATCGTTATATTATGGGTGTAGATGTTAGTAGAGGTGATAGTGAAGACTTCTCTTCAATTAATATTATTGATTTTGATGATAGAGAACAGGTTGCGGAATATATTGGTAAGATACCACCGGATGATTTAGCTGCAATCGCATACAAATGGGGTGTACTTTATAACGCATTTATTGTTGTCGACATAACAGGAGGTATGGGTGTTGCCACATCACGAAAATTACAAGAATTAAATTATAAAAATTTATACATTGATGGTATTAATACTCAAAATATTTGGGAATATAATAGAAAAGCAATGGATAAAATACCGGGTTTAAATTTTAATAATAAAAGAACCCAAATTGTGGCAGCATTTGAAGAACAACTTAGAAAAGGATTTATCGTGAGGTCATCAAGATTATTGAACGAACTTAATACGTTTGTTTATATGAACGGTAGACCTGACCATATGAAGGGGTCTCACGACGATGCGATTATGAGTATGTCAATGGCGCTATATGCTGGTGACATATGTTTTAACCAACTACAAAGAACTGACGCACAAAACAAAGCAATGTTAGATTCTTGGGTATTATCGGAAAGAACATACGAAGCAAATAAATCTTTTTATTCATATGGAACCACATTCGACCCAATAGGTTTAATGTCGATGGATGGAAATAATCAACCTCAAACACCATCAAAACAATCCTATGGTGAATACTCTTGGTTATTTGGAAAACCCAAATAAACCTTTATTTTTTGAATAAAATAGGATAGATTTTTAACAAATAGTATTTATAGTTATGGCAGAAAATAATTTAACGGTATTTCAGAAACTTACTAAGGTTTTCGGTTTTCAAGGAAAAGGGAAAGAGGTATCACCATCTTTCAATTTAGATAGAGAAGAAATATTAAAAACTGATAGTAAAGAAGACTTTGAAAAAGCGTTATTACAAGCACAACAGTCACAATACATCGCAGACAAATGGACTAAATTAGACCAGTCGTTATATAATCAATCGGTTTATTATGAACCAAATAGATTGTCAGCGTATTATGATTATGAGTCGATGGAGTTTACTCCTGAAATATCTGCCGCGTTAGACATTTATGCTGAGGAATCAACAACAATGTCTGAGAAAGGTGAAATTCTAACAATATATTCTGAATCAAAAAGAATCAAAGGTATTCTTGAGGATTTATTTAAAGAAAAATTAGACATCAATACTAACCTACAAATGTGGGCTAGAGGTATGTGTAAGTACGGAGATGATTTTGTATTCCTTAAAGTAGACCCTGAAAAAGGAATCATTGGTTGTCAACAATTACCAAACATTGAAATTGAAAGAGTTGAGGGTGCGGCACTTAAGAACTTAGCAGCGGCACCTAAAGATTCAAAAATACCAACAAGAGAATTGAGATTTAATTGGAAGAATAAAGACATTGAATTCCAAGCTTGGGAGATTGCTCACTTTAGAATTTTAGGTGATGATAGAAAGTTACCATATGGTACATCTATGTTAGATAAGATTAGAAGAATTTGGAAACAACTTTTACTTGCGGAAGATGCGATGTTAATTTACAGAACATCAAGAGCACCTGAAAGACGTGTATTCAAAGTATTCGTTGGTAATATGGATGACAAAGATATTGAACCATATGTACAACGTGTTGCAAACAAATTCAAAAGAGATACAGTTGTTGACCAAAAGAATGGTAACGTTGATATGAGATATAATCAAATGGCTGTTGACCAAGATTATTTCATACCTGTACGTGACCCAGCACAAACTAACCCGATTGAAACATTACCAGGTGCTGCTAATTTAGGTGAGATTGCCGATATTGAATACATTCAAAAGAAAATGTTAGCCGCTCTTCGTATACCTAAAGCGTTTTTAGGATTTGAAGAAGTAGTTGGTGATGGTAAAAATCTTGCATTGATGGATATTCGTTTTGCAAGAACAATCAATAGAATTCAAAAATCTTTAATACAAGAATTAAATAAAATTGCGTTAATTCATTTATATCTTTTAGGTTTAGAAGATGAATTACACAACTTTAGTTTATCATTAACTAATCCATCATCTCAATCAGATTTACTTAAGATTGAACAATGGAAAGAAAAGGTTACGTTATATAAAGACGCAACATCTGACAACTCACAACTTGGTATTTTACCTGTTTCACATACTTGGGCTAAAAAGAATATTCTTGGATTTAGTGATAATGAGGTTATACTTGATTTACAACAACAAAGACTTGAAAGGGCAATTGGTGGTGAATTAGCAGCAACCGCACAAATTATTAAACGTTCAGGAGTGTTTGATGACGTCGATGCGAAATATGGAATACCTGAAGAAGAAAGAGAAAAATTAGAAGCTGCCGGTGGTGCAACGGGTGACGCTGCAGCTGCGGGTGGTGGAATGGATATGGGTATGGGTGGAGCACCTGCTGATATGGGAGCACCTGCAGAAGCACCTGCGGGAGGGGCAGCACCATTAAGTGAATCGAGAAAAGACAAGATTTTATCTATGTTAGGTGACGATTCAGAAAAATTAGACGATTTATTTGATATTAATAAAGCACAACAGAATATTTATGAGATAGAGAATAAATTGAAGGATATATTAAACGACTAAAAATGAACAAAATAGGGGTATTAAAAACCAAAATCTTAAAAAAACTTACAGAATCTTACTCAAGTCAGAACAAGTCTGAAATGAAGGATATTTTAAAAACAATAAAAGAGAATAAAGACTTTAAAGAGTTGTATCTTTTTTATGAAGAAATAGAGAACAAATATTTTGAAGATAAAGAAGTTGCTAAATTGTATGTTGAGGAACTTAATACAATTTTGAGAAGTAAGTCTAAAAGTCTTGTTGAATTTTGTAGTTCATTAAATCAAAAATTAGGTGAATTAGAAATCAATGAGAACGAGGTTTATTCTACTCTTGACCAATTATTGGAGGAGGATAGTTTAAACAACATCGATAAGAAGGTTATTGCGAAGAAAAAATTAGTAAATCATTTAACAACCAAAAAAGAAGTAAACGAATCTAAGGTGGAAGGTATTGTACCTAACGAAAGTTTATTACACGCCGTATTGGCAAACAATTTCAACGTTTTATATACAAATAGTTTAAATGAAGAACAACAGGAGGAATTGAAAACAATTCTTTCAATGTCACAAGAAGACTTAGAGAAAAACATTACTGAATTAAAAGAATCTGTTTTAACCCAAGTGGGAACTATATTATCTGAAAATAAAGATGATGAATTAACAACAAAATTAACTCAAGTTCAAAAAGAGGTAAACGAAATGAATTTTAATAAGTTTAATCTTTATAAACTTAAAGAATTAAAAAATGGTCTTAATTAAGACCATTTTTTTTTGACTCTATGTAAATCGCTTTTAATTTTTGAGTTCTTTTCTTAACTGAAGGTTTTACGAACTCTTCCCTTTCTCTGAGTTTTTGTATCTGTTTTGTTTTTTGAACCTTTTGTTTATAGGTCCTAAGAGCAGATTCAAGACTCTTTTCATTTTTAATTTCTATTATTAACATAATTTGGTTTTAGTATTATATAAATATATTTTGGAAATACAAGAATTTTTCTTTATATTTTAATTAACACCATAAATTAAAATAATATGAACAAAATTAATGAAAACTGGGAAATTTATACCCCTCGGATACTATGAAAATGTAAAAATTGGTTACGGAACTGTAGACTTTAAAAATTTAAAAACCGTATACATAAAACTAAATTCTTGGTTATTACCTGAAAGTGAGACCGATAATTTCGAGTTAATACTATCAAGAACAAGACGTGAAATAAAAACGTACTTGTATTATTTGGAAAATGAGTTTTTCAAAAAAGAAAATATTGTCGACTTAGACGTTAGGACTAAAGGAATTAAATTAGAAAAAAAGTCCTTTATGAATTTAGAAATTACATTATTCGTTAAAAATCAATTTGATATCAGAGATAAAGAAGTTAAAAAAACTATTAAATCTATATCGGAAAACATTATTAATGGGAATTTAAAAGACAAAAATCTGTTTAATTTCTATAAGAACAAGAAATAAGTTGGGATATCGATGTATTTATAGTATAAAAACTGTAAATGAAGATATTAGGTCCAAACGAGACGGGTAAGGGAATCTTAATCGAATACGACGCAGGACACGTTTCACCTGACGACAACAAAAAAATTATATCAGAAATGAAGGGTATGGACTTCTCAGAAGACCTTATCCTTTATGCTGTTTTACAAAAATACGACACACCTAACAAAAACGGGAGAATCTATCCCGAAGTTCTACTTAAAAGAGAGAACGAAAAATATCAATCCCTTATTAAGAAAGGCGGTGCTTTAAATGAATTAAATCACCCATCATCATCACTTATTGATTTGGATAGGGTATCACACTCTATTACAGAGACTTGGTGGGATGGTAAAATGTTAATGGGTAAGATAAAACTATTCACATCGCCGGGTTGGAAGAAAATGGGTATTGTGTCCACTAAAGGAGACCAAGCGGCTATGTTAATTATGAACGGAGCTACTTTGGGTATTTCTTCTCGTGGAGTAGGGTCCCTTAAAAACATTAAAGGTCAAAACATAGTACAAGAGGATTTTGAACTTGTTTGTTTCGATTTAGTGTCATCTCCATCTACACCAGGCGCTTATGTTTTCCCTGAATTATCTGATAGAGACAAGTATCAAGAATCAATCGAAGAAAAAGGAGAAGGATTTGATAAGATGAAGTCCTTGATGGGAAAATTAGATAACTTTTTATCCAAATAATAAATTTTATAGGGTTACCAATACTGAAAAAGTAAATTTTTCGTAAAAACGTAGTATTTATAAGATAATAAAACAAATAAATAAAGATGAGTCAAAAATCTATTTTAGAACAAGCATTACTTCAAGTACAAACACTTGAAGAGGCAGTAAAGCAAAATGCAAAAGGTATACTTGCTTCAACAATGAAACAAGAACTAAACGATTTGCTTAGAGAACAAGTAGAAGATGAGGATGATACTGAAGTTCCAATGGGTGAACAACCAGAGGACGAAGTTAATCCTGAAGAAGAAGAAGATGTAACAGGTGATGAACCTGAAGATGAAGAAACTTCAATAAACGATGAACCATCTGATGAAGAAGATGAAATCGCCGATGAGCCTGAAGCTGATGAAGAAGGTGAAATCGAAGATGAAGAATTCGGAACAGATAAAATGTCTGATGATGATGTTGTTGATATGACATCAGCGTCTGATGATGAAGTACTTAAAGTTTTCAAAGCTATGAAACCAGAAGATGGTATTGTAGTTAAAAAAGAAGGTGATAAATTATCACTTAGTGTTGATGACCAAGAGTATATCATTAAGTTAGATGGTGAAGATGGTGGAACCGAAATGGGACTTTCAGAAGAAGAATCTTATGACGAAAGCTTTTCAAATCCTGAAGACGATGCTCAATTAAACGCTTTAGAGGAAGAAGATGACGAAGACGGTACAGTTTACGAAGTCACTCTTGATGAAGATGAAATTGAGTTGGACAAAGAAGGAGTTGAAGAACCTAAAAAAGTTGAAGCTACAGAAGCTTCAAGAAGTCAAGCTAACGATGTTAGAGGTGAGGGTCCACGTCAAGGTAAAAAATTCAACGCCGGAAGACCTAAATTAAATGAAGAAGTTGAGACATTGAAAAAACAAAATTCTGAATACAAGAAAGCTTTAGTTCTTTTCAAGGAAAAACTTAATGAAGTTGCAGTATTCAACGCAAACTTAGCTTACGCTACAAGATTGTTTACTGAACATTCAACAACAAAACAAGAAAAATTGAATATTTTAAAAAGATTCGATTCAATTTCTTCTATAAATGAAGCAAAAAATCTTTACAAATCAATCAAAACCGAATTAGACACTAAAAAACCAATGACTGAGTCGGTAGTTGAGAAAATTTCATTAACTCCACAAACTTCTTCAACTGAGGTATTATCTGAATCAAAAGCATATGAGAATCCTCAATTCAGAAGAATGAAAGATTTAATGAGTAAAATAAAATAATAAAAAAAACAAAAAAATACAATTTTAAAATGGGAGCATTATTAGAATCAGGTATGGTTGGTAACATCGGTCTTAAGCACCTTCGTGTTATCAAAGAAGATACCATCAAAAAATGGGATGACTTAGGCTTTTTAGAAGGTCTTGGAGGTCACCAAAAAGATAACATCGCGCAATTATATGAAAACCAAGCGTCTTATTTAATCAACGAAGCAGCAGTATCTGATGCTTCTGGTTCTTTCGAGACTGTGGTATTCCCTATCATTCGTCGTGTATTCTCTAAATTATTAGCTAACGACATCGTGTCTGTACAAGCTATGAACTTACCAATCGGTAAATTATTCTACTTCATTCCTAAAATTCAAGGAAGAGATGGTGTTAACCACCGTCAACCTTATGGAATGCCAGGTAACAACGACGCAGCAACTGCAGGTTACACAGATGCTAAAAACCTTTACGATAGCTTCTATGAGGCTGGTGATGGTAACTCTCCTTCTGAAGGTTTGTTCGATTACTCTAAAGGTGCATACTCTGCTGTTACTTTAAACGCAGCTGCAGTTGTAGCTTTCACAGGTGGTTCTGTAGGTGATGTTGCTCGTGCAGCGTTAACAGGTACTACTCAATCTAACTTAGTATTGAAATTCTCTGGTTTCACTAAAGATGGTCAAGGTAAGTTAATCGGACCTAACGGTTCTGTAATGGATACTGAAGAGTTCTTAGCTGGAGCTGAAGTTTTCGTAAGTGGAGCTTCTAAAAACTTCAACATCGTAACTCAGAAATACGGTAAAGGTATTATCGAGTACGGTTCAAGAGCTACATCAACATTCCCTGGTGGTAGATTCCAAGATATCTGTGATGAAGAAGGTGTTATCTACATCAACGTAGATTTACAAACTTACTCTAACACAGCAGGTTTCGGTAACGCACAATTATCTAACACATTCCAAGCTTCAGATGTAACTTTACAATTTAGAGTTTACTCTGACTTAGAATTCGAAGATGCAATTGGTGAAGTTTCTTTCGATTTAGAATCAGTAACTGTTTCTGTAACTGAAAGAAAATTAAGAGCTAGCTGGTCTCCTGAATTAGCTCAAGACGTAAGTGCATTCCACAACATCGACGCAGAAGCTGAGTTAACAGCATTGTTATCTGAGCAAATCGCAGCAGAAGTTGACCGTGAAATCTTACGTGACCTTCGTAAAGGTGCCGCTTGGACAACTAAGTGGGACTACAACGAATGGAGATATG